TGTAAACTTGTATAAAGGCATATTCTAAAAATATAAAAGCACCTGGAGTTAAGTTTGCATAGGGTCTATAAACTCTAATAACAACTTGGCCAGTATATGGTACTTCCACTCCAGTTAATACATTGGCAGTCGTACCTAATGTTTCTGTTCTTGAATTCCCATCCCTATCGCTATAAAGTAGTATTACATCAGCTGCGGTTGAGGCTTCATAATCTGGGTTTGAAGCGACTATAGCTGCATCATTATCCCAATATACGGCAGCTGATATTATATCTCCTTGTGAAACTTGTACTGGGCTTGTCTCCCAATATTGAGCGGGATTTATATTAACTCCGGTAAATGCAGGGTATCTAAGACCCCATCTATAATTGTAAGGAGACGTTGCACTAGTCTTGTACAATAATTTTTGACTTGGTATTGCAGAACCAGCACCTGCCCTAAGCCCAGATATTTTTAATGACCCGCTAGATTGATCAGCACCCCATAAATAAGCATTATAATTATTAGCAGCTTTTGAAGTATCGGTAGATATATCTAAGTATTTATAAGGTAGTGAGAATCTAACCTGTTGGCTTCTATTTATTTGTTTAAATCCTGATGCTCCTACTGCTACTGGGCTATCGGTTTCTGTTACGTTAGCAATAAATGTCTTTCCTGAACTTGCATAACGCTTGTAAACTCTAGACGATTCGTTTATTAATTGGTCGTAAGAGCTGATATAGAATTTACCTTCTTTTTGGTAAGCCATTAGCCCGAACTGACCGCAAATACCAGATAAAATATCAAAGTAAGTTAAGTAGTCGCCAGGTGATTTAAGTAAAGCATTTTTAAGGATATACATGCCATCCATAGTAACTGTAGCGGAAGATACAACACCTTCGTCACTAATTACCATATCTGGAACTACTTTGCTATAAGGGAAGTTTATTCTAACCTCATAATCAAGTCCCGCTGAGTAAGCCGAATCAAGCATCAAGTCTAATAGAGATATTTTGTCAATGGCATCAAAACCTATTAAACGATCTTCTACTGATTGGTATATTTGCGTGGACTTCATTAGAGAGAAATCCGAGAAGTTTAGAGTAAAGGACAATGGCTGTATCTCACTAAACACAACATCGGAAGTAGGCATATAGTAACCCTTCCATCTAACAGCATTATCCTTTTGTATTTCTATATAAAATTCATCAAGTTCAGCAGTTAGGAACTCATTAAAGTCAAATGTATTTGCGTTCCAAGTACCTGAATAAGCATCCCAATCCTCAGTAATATCTTCCCAGTATCTTAATGTACCGTCTTGAAGAAATAGATTAACTAAGGCGTTTGATGCTATTATAGGCTTATAAGAAGTATTACCTACTCTCTCGGTCTCTATAGTTATTGGGTCAGGGCCACAAGTCAACTCGTAAATTATATCGCTATAATCTTTCTTGTAAATAAGTGCCTCGTACTGACCGGCAGTATTCTGATATACATCAGAAAATCTAATTAGATATTTTGCTCCGTAAGCCATTAATAATTTCCTCTACGATTTCTATCTGCTCTATTCATTAAGATAACTAAGTCGTTACCTGATACTCTTGTTTCTAGTGTTCCGTTATATCTTCCGTACATCGAAGAACTTACTGCATTGCTCATAGGAGTTGTAAAGCTAGAGCTAAATCCTCCACCATTCATTCCGCCACCTCCAAAACTAGCTGCATTCCCACCCTTACCAGCGAGTCCACTTATAATTCCACCTGCTATAGTTAATGCTAAACCTGCCGCGATTAATCCAGGAGCTGCTGCTAATACTGCTGCGAAGTTACCAGTTGCTAGTGCTGCATATACCTTTGCGAATAATAAGGCTGAAACACCAAATGCTACCATCTGCTTACCAAGTTGAGATAAGAACCTGCCCATAGATCCTAGTATATTTTTACCAAAGTCTGCTAATCCCATCTCGCCTGCAATCATTTTTCCTATACCATCACCAAGAGCAGCCGTAACCTCTGCTATACCATCTGTAACTGTTGCTGCTATACTCGCATAAACATCTTCTAAGGGTGGTAGCATATTTAAGGCTGCAGCATACGCTTCACTAAATCCTGTTACTACATCTCCTGCATTTAATGTTGTTGGCTTTACTTTAGGGCCTGTTATTGGTGTTCTAAGACCAGGTAATGACTCAGTAGCCATTCTGCCATAAAGCTTTTCGCTTATCTTCTCTCTATTCTTAACAGCCTTATCCGTTTCCTTATTGTATCCAGAATAGCTTTGAACAAGTGCATCTACAACCCCCTTTTCTTGAGTGAAAGATTCTAATATGCCATTCCTGGTATTTAATATCTTGGTATCACCTTCGGCATCGCTTATTTCTTTTGTTAGTTTTAGTATTTCAGCTTTTAGGCTTCTGACCTTACCAAAAAAATCTGCTTGACCACCACCACCAGTCATTGATGAAGCGGTTTTATCTGCTTTATTAGAAAGTTCCTTTGCTTTAGCTTCTTCTAGTACTAATTCAGTTTGTTTTTGCCTTTTTAGGTTTTGGGCCTCTAATATTCTTATATTATTATCCTGAATCCTAGATGTATTTTCTACAATTTTATTTAAAGCAGCTTGAGCTTGTGCAGCAGCTAGTATACTAGTCCTTAGATTTTCATATCTACCAGAAACGTTACCAAGCATAATAGCTTCTTGTGACATATTCCCAAATATAGTAGGATATAAGTCTTGTAATTGCTTTGCAGCTTCTATTCTTGTTTTTGTTGAATTTGCAGCATTAGTGGCAGCTTTATAAAGAAAGTCTAACTTAGTTATCTCCTCGTTTGCTGCTTGTGCCCCTTTTAATTGTACTTCTGTTGCATCTTGTAAACTTCTTCTCCATTCATCAATAGATTGTTTATTCTGCTTTACAGCCTGTGTGGAATAAGCCCAAATTGTTAATCCAGCGGTCAATAAAGAACCTATAAGTGATAAAGCACCAGCAAACGGTTGTAATGCTTTTACAGATAATGCTAATTGGTCAATTAATATAGGTATGTTGTTAGATATAGCGAGAATACCTAAGCTAAAGCTATTTGCAAAGAATCCAGCATCTCGAATAACCTGACCAAAAGCAAAGGCTACCATTCTGCCTCTATTTGCGTTCTGCTCCATATTTTTAGTAGCACCAGCAGCCTTGTCCATAGATGCCTTGAACTTTTCTACGGTAGCTTCAACGCTTTTCATCCTTGCTTGAAGTTCGCTTATGTCTGCCGTTATCTTGACGCTAAAATTACTATCCATTCTTATCTAGCTTTTTTACGACCTCTTGAAAGGCCTCTTTTGTTAGTGGTTCTTGTTTAGGTTTTTTAGATTTACCTAACTTATCTGTCCATAGTGGCAGTAGTTGCTCTGCGGACTTTTGATCGGTCTTTTTAGATACATTTACATTGTGGATCATAGAAAGGATCATTCTCGTATGTTCCCAATTTTTAGTATCTCTTTTGATATGTCCATAAGCGTACCTGTTATAATCTGCCCATGTCATATCGTAGAATTGGTCGGGAAGAAGCCCTATCTCGCCTACAGCAAAGTCTAAGACATCTTCCCAGCCTATTTTTTTGGCGAATTACCGCCTTTAGAGTTAGATGAAATAGTTTCTTGAACTTCTAAAACGCCTTGAGTAGCTTTTACTGATGCCTCGAAAACTTTAGTAACTTCTGTAATTTGCTCTACTGGCATATCATCCACCCAAATCACAACGTCGTCGTAAGTAAAATCTTCTATTTCTTTTTTAATGAAGCAGTTGTTCTTTAATCCGCAATAAACCAAATCGGCACATAGCTTGATAGGATTCTGGTCATTGAACTCTACTACTCCGGTATTGTTGAGCTTTGAATACTCCATTAATGCGTAGTTACCGAATTTAACACCACGCTTTTTACCACCTAATTCTAATTGAATATAACCTGTCATAATTTTCTCCTTTTTAATAGTAGTTGTGGCTACCGTCTAGGAGAGTTAATTAGGATACAGTAGATTGGGTTAATGCTCCAGTACCTTGGAAAGATACGCTGAAACCTGAAGGGCTTTCCATATCAGCAGTCTGAGAGATAGAAGATACATAAGCTGAACCGCTTAACAACATATCACCAGCAGTTGAAGTAGAGAAAGTAACCGATACAGTATTACGTGCAATTAACATTGCTACTAATTCGTCAGTTTCTACACTTGCAGAAGTTGCGTAGTCGATAAGACCATCTGAAGATAAAGTCCAAGAACGTACACCTGCGAAGAACTCAGCCCATCCAGCTGAATCTTTTGTAGTTGCATCAGGCATATCTACGCTCATTTCTAAACTTGCAGTAGTTGCTTTCAATAAAGGCACACCACCGACTTTGATTACTAAATTTGTTCCGTTAATTAAGGCCATTGTTTTGTTATTTTAAATTGTTAATGATTATGCTACTGTTTCAGCAAAGATTTCTGTTCCTTGCAATGTTCCTGAGTAAGTTACTACGTCTTCCATAGGGCCATCGATAGTCAAGCTAGATACATAAACGTATCCGTTATAAACTAAAGTACCTGCTAAGTTTGTAGTAAACTTAACTAAGAATTTTGTTTTGTTCTCTACGGCTGTTTCTAACCATGCTGGATCAATATCATCCGAATAGTCTACTAAGCCTTCAAAGTCCAAAGTAAATGATCTGCTACCCATAATAAATTCGCTCCAACCTGAAGAGCTTCTAGAGGTAGCATCAATAGGGTTTGCCTCAACATTTAATGTGAAGCTACGAGAGTGTCCGAACGCTTTGTTCGTTACTCCGTCTAGTACATAAAGTACAAGGTCTGTTCCGTTTACTAATGCCATGTTATAATTGTTCTACTATATTTCTAATTCTAATTACTTTTCTTACCTCATAGAAGCCATCAAATTGACTTTCGATATATCCTGTCGACTCTAATAAGTTAGTGATAACCTTAAAGTCAGGAGAAGCGTCAGGAAGGCTAGCTCTGTCTATGAGCAGCATCATTACCTGATTTGATATATTATCCGCATCTGCTTTTGAGTAGTTAGTTCCATCTGTTCCTGTGAAGACCTGTACTGTAACTACGCAGTTGCTATTGAAATTGCTTTTAGTCGAGTTATCTACTACACTCACATTAGATACTTGGATATAGGGATAATTCGCACTATCAGGTACGTTATCATAAACAGGTACAACTACTGCATTTAAAGTAACCGCTCCGTTGAGTTTTGCGTAATACGCTTTTCTTAAACTATATCCTACGTCTTTCACTTGTGTTAGTTATTAAATGGTGGAGGAAGTTGTGCATCAATAGGGTTTTTCTTTAGCTCAATTTGAGCAGCAAGATTTGCGTTAAGCTCCTCTACATCTAAGTTAGCTTCTAACCAACTTTCTACTTCTTCTTTTGTTAAATCTTCGTAGCTTACAAATTGCTCAGGAGTAGGCTCGCCAACAGGGCAAGTACCGTACACTTCTGCACTATACTCTCCGTCTACCGCACTTCTTCTCCAATGGATATTGTACACTACGTCTTTCATTTCTCCTTCGCTAAGTTTTACGTCCATAGCTGAGACGATCCAATTATATTCCATATCTTTTATTTTTAAATTATAAATGTCCAACCGCCTGATTTGTATATGTATAGTCCCTCATTACCACCTAATCCACCAGCGTTATCGGTTTGGTAAACCATTAATCCAACAGCAGGAGAAGCTATTGCTATACGTTGTAAAGATGTCATACGAGGAGGCAAAAATCCTTTAGTCGTAGAATCTATTTGCACCTTAGCTGAAGAACTTACTATACCAGTACCTACATATAATTGAGCATCGGTAGTTAGTTTAGCTTGGGTTGTTCCGTTAATCCAGAAATTTAGATTATGATTTGTAACCGTTCCTACAGCCCCAGCAGAAGTATCGAATGTTAGTGCGGTATCAATAGTTCCTGTATTAACTCTAATTGCTCCTGTAGAACGTATATCTCCATTAACATCGAGTTTATATGAAGGAGAGCTAGTATTTATACCTACGTTACCAGATCCATTAATCCGCATATGTTCAGTAGAACCATTTACGAATCTCATTATACCACCAGACCCATATCTAATTAAAGCACCAGATACGTTATCTTCTGGCGTCATTATCCTTGTTTGGTCACCTGCCCAAGCTATACCATATCCAGCAGAAACTGTAATATTATCTCCAGATATATTTAGTTTACTTGCAGGACTACTTGTTCCAATACCAACAAGACCACCTGAAGTGATACGCATACGTTCAGCATTAGAAGTACCAAACCCAAGATAATTACCAAACCCTGTACCCGCAAAAAATATACTTTCCGTTGATCCAATTATTGCAGCTCCTGTACTTAAAACTCTAATATTGCCAGCTACATCCAATTTATCGGAAGGAGAGCTTGTTCCAATACCCACATTACCCCCGCTTGTGATACGCATCTTTTCAGAACTACCAGTACCAAGAATCATATTACCACTTCTCGAAGCAATCATAAAGTCAGAAGCAGAACCAGAACCGGAAATTCCTAATGCTGCACCAACATCACCTATTGACGTACCAGAATTTCTCCAGATAGCATATGCTCCATTTGCGTTTGTGCTTTCAAAATAAGCCAATGCCGCTCCAGAATTATATATATGCAATGGTAAAGATGGTGAGCTTGTACCAATACCCACGTTACCAGCAGAAGTGATTCTCATCCTCTCAGACCCATTATTATAGAATAAGAAGTTATTAGAACTTGCACCTAATGCAGCAGCACTTCCATCTGAGTGCTTTAAGGAGAGCTTATAAATATCTGTACTGTTTAATGTAAGAAGCTCAGAAGGTGAGATTGTACCTACACCAATTTTACCAGTCCTATCTATCGTAACTCTTGTCGTAGTTGGGTCACCAGTAGCGGTAGTACTACTTAAAAACTCTAATGTACCAGCAGCAGAATAATTGCTATGAATCATCCAAGACCTTGAATTTGTAGGGTCACCTGGAGAACTTCTTACTTTGAATGATATACCTGACGCGTCATTATTAGATGAAGTCA